TACTTTCCAGTGGCGCCCATTTAAAAATAAAAGTCGCATCATTTTATCTCGGGACCAAGAATTGTCATAGAGACAATCATCCATAATGACAAATGTTCTAGGGTCAATATTACTTTTTCGATAAAGCTCGTGTTCTTTTTTTATTTGTTTTAATACGCTACGCTGACGTTTTAATATATTTTCAACAATCGCCGTGTTGTATTCATTATGTATAAATAATTTAGGCACCATTTTACCATAAAATCCATTACCTTCTTCAGTTCCAGATATAACGGTTCCAATCGGGATATCCTGTTGATAATATAAAAGGTCTCGCACTAAAAACGATTTACCTGTGTCTCGCCTTCCTATTAAAAAAACGACGGGACCTTTTGTATCGGATGCCTTAAAGGAAATGCTTTTCATATCAAATTTTTTGAGTTCTAACGACATTTCTATAAATAAAGGAAATATTAATTTTTCAATTACGCAACATTTAGTGTTATTAGTTCAAAATATACAATAAATATATAGGTAAAACCTAAATAATGAGTGTTAATTACCATAAACGGAAAAACGAATCATTGTTTAAGCAATTTAATGACATCGAATCGCTCCATATAGTAAACCCTCAAAATTACAATCCCATTTATAAACGATTGTTTTTACTTAACAATACAAATTATAACAGTATTAATTTGAATCACGAATGGTACCTATCAACCATTCACGACGACGATAATAATACTTCACATAATATTTATGAATGTCAAATCAAACACGCGATAACAAAAAAAACGAAAACCAAAGACGTGTTTTTTAAATTTGCCCCATTGTTGGATCCTTTCAAATATTTAACAGGAAAATATGACATCAACGAACCAACATTATTTAATTTGCCATCTGACCCATACGAACCCCTTGTTTGCCATAAAAAAATTGAGGGCGCCAATAATTGTTCTTACATTGACAGTTTTTTTTCCTTTTTATCAAATACATTAATACAATTCCACTCCTTTATCCACGGGGTTGAATTTTATGGGTCTTTTTTAGGCATTAAACATAATTATATTTTAAATCTAGAAGACGACATTGAATACATAATCGATAACCCTTTTTTTAAAAAACACACCAATTCATTATTTTCAATTAAATATAATGACGATGAATACCCAGTACAAAAACCCAAATTAAACATCCATTTGAACGAAGATATTTCGTCTCATAATTTGTCTATAAAATCAATTCATCAAGTTGATTTTGATAATCTTTTTGATGAATTAGAACCAGACAAAAACGATGTGTCCGACCCCGCCTCAGCACCAGCGCCGGCAAATTCTAATTATATTAATTTCGACGAATTGAAAGAATTGTCCATCGATTTGTTAAATATTACGCATAGTGACGAAATAGTAAAACAATCCACATCTTCGCATACTAGTTTTTCTTCAAGAACATCCAACACTTCAAATAGCGACGAAACGAATTCAATTACATCCGACCATACACACGAACACCTATCCAGCGATAGCGAAGAAACCGAAACAATTGACACTGGGTCAGATGAGACCAGCTATTTTGAGAATGACGTCCAGGCAACCCTTTTTAAATTTCCAGTTCAAATCATCTGTATGGAAAAATGCGAAGACACATTAGATTCATTTATATTGAATAATTCCATTTCAGAAGAAGAATGGTTCTCAATATTAATGCAAGTGATTATGATATTAATTGTATATCAACAAGCGTTCCATTTTACACATAATGATTTACACACAAACAATGTGATGTATTCAAAAACAGATATTAAATATGTTTATTATTTATACAAAAATACATACTATAAGGTCCCCACATTTGGAAAAATCTTTAAAATCATTGATTTTGGACGCAGCATATATAAATATAATAAAAATATTTTTTGTAGTGATAGTTTTGACAAAAATGAAGATGCGTACGGGCAATACAACACGTTGCCCTATTTAAATGAAAATAAACCGACACTTGACCCAAACCCGAGTTTTGATTTGTGTCGTCTTGCGTGTTCTATTTTTGATTATCTAGTTGATGACATGAGGGAAATTAAAGATTTAACCGTTTGCGCTCCAATCGTACAACTTATCGCGGAATGGTGTCAGGATGATAAAGGTAGTAATGTTCTTTACAAACAATGCGGTGCCGACAGATATCCTGATTTTAAATTATATAAAATGATTGCTAGAGGTGTTCACAAACATACGCCGCAAAAACAACTCGAACGAAGCGCGTTCAAAAAATATGTTATACACAAATACAAAAGTGATAAGAGTCATAGATTCATCAATATTGACGCAATTCCTTGCTATTATTAAAACTCTGGAGTATCCGTAAATATTTTCGGTTGAATGTTTGCGTTATTTAACACGTTGGCAGGAAGCAATTGCTCGAATATAAAATTGCCAGATATAACACAAAAATAAACCAGTAATGTGTCACGAATTAATAACTTCAATGGCTTGTTTTCCTTAACCACCACCCGCATTTCGATAAATTTTATAATTAAAAAAATTATAGAAATTATAAAGGCATAAATAAAGATATTTTCCATTACAATACAATACCTAATTATATTGTTATTTTATATTTTACGCGCGCACTTCACCCATTACTCTAAAACCTCAATATCATCTAATAAGATATCGGGTAACGAGTTTGACTCATTCTCATTTAAATCATTAATATCTAACATATTTAGGTCAACATTGATATCACTAATGCGAATACTATCGTTCAAATCATCATCATTATTTGTTTCTAGCTGTTTTTGAGCCCGTTGCTTTTCTAATTCTTCCAAGCGTTCAATCGTTTTTGGAGCCGATATTTTTACTTCGGTGTTATGTTCATCTCTCGCAAAATCAATATCGTTAAATGATACATTTCCTACACCTGGATCGGTTACTACATTCGAAGAGGATTTGGAGGGTTCGGAGGCACTTTCAGATGCTTCTAATTTTGAAAGGGTGTTATTTTGAATCGCCTCGGAAGGACCAGCAGGAACGGGAAGTTCTTCATTCGGAACAATCTCTTCTTTAATTTCTTCAATCACCTCTTCTTCAATTGTTTCGTCCATGTAAGATTTTATGATGCTTTCGATGGGGATGCTGTCACGTATCGTAAGTAAAATACATTCTTGAATTAATATTTCAAATGCTCTATTATTCTTTTGCGTTTCGAGATTGGATGAAGACACTTCAAACAAATACACATTTTTATATAATTTTCGGGCAACGTTAATATATATTTTATGAATAAAATCGTCTATCTTCGGAATATTGATGGAAATTTTTTTTTGTTTATTTCCAACTCGCATCGAGGTCAACACTTTTAATTGAATAATGTGAACACACGAGATTAAATCTTCTAAATATTCACACTTGCTTTTTTCACAGATTCGTTTTCGTTCTTGTTCTATAATACTCTGATTCCATTTTGGAACACGAGTGATAAAGTTTTGAAATGTCATTAAGTATTTATCCCGCTCCTTATTTTCCATACATAATCTGTATGCTTCGTTAAAAATAGAAACATACCCTTCAGCAATTAAAGGCGTCAATATTGTAATTAATCGCGTCGCCCATTCATTTTTTGCTTCGTGTAAAGAACTAATATTGAAATCATCCATTTTTATTATATTATATTTTTTAAACGTGGTTTTAACTTATATAAATGATATATTTTCTAGCACATACGTTGTATCCAATAATAAAAAATTAAGCATAAATATCATACTTATTTTTTCATTCTTAAATTCATTCCTTACTTTATTAAACGAAACCAATAACTCATATTTTTTTGTATCGGTTAAATTAAAGATGTTTTGCGTTTCAACTAAATGTATGATGTCTAACCCGCTATAACTTTTTTCATACAATTTTTCGGTCAGCACCGCGATTTTATGAATATCGCAATTCATATGTTTCAACAATTCTTTTTTTAACCATTCTATATGCGTTGTATCCGTTGTTGTGTTGCACGTTTTATTTACATTATAATGATAAAGTGAAATTACTTTACCATTATACATTGGTTCAGGGACATATATTTCACAAAAACGAGAAAGAATGGGCTTTAATAATTTATATTTATCTTCGACAATAATAAAAAAACGAGTATTATGACTAAACAATTCAATACATCTGCGTAAAGCAGATTGAGCGTCCATTGTCAATTTATCTGCGTTTGTCAATACAATACTTTTAAATATAAACCCCTTGTTTGAATTAATATGAGTTTTGGCAAAAAATTTCAATTCCTCTCGTATGAATTTAATTCCTTTCCCATGCGAACAATTTATATACATTACATAATTACGTATCTTTTCCAAATTATTATCATATATATTTAAAATAAAATTATTCACAAGGGTCTTTTTACCCGTCCCCGTTTGTCCGTGAAAAATAATATTCGGTATCTTGTGAATTGATTGGAAGTGTTCTAACTTCTTTTTTATAGTTTCGTGTATGTTTAACATATTTATAAAATAAAAATTAGTTTTTATATATATATGTTTGGTTAAACTTATTTATCCAAACATATAACTTCCAGATTGGGATTGCCAAAGTTATGAAAAGAAACTATGAATATCTTTATTTTTCTTTCTATTTCTACTCTTGAAAATGAATCATGGTGACTCAACTCTATTATTTTAATACTTATTTATTCAAACATATAACTTCCAGATTGGGATTGCCAAAGTTATGAAAAGAAACTATGAATATCTTTATTTTTCCTTCTATTTTTACTTTTGAAAATGAATCATGGTGACTCAAATTCGGGGGGTCCGTATTTTAATACTTATTTATTTTCCACTCCAAAATATAAATCCCAAGTTAAGGTCCACCAAAGTTATGAAAAGAAACTATGAATATCTTTATTTTTCCTTCTATTTTTACTCTTGAAAATGAATCATGGTGACTCAAACTTCCAATATTTTAATACTTATTTATCCAAAGATATAATTTCTGGCGTAGAAGTGAACCCGCTATACAGAACTAGTCAATGAATGCGTGTACGGGTTATTCCTAAACGCTTGTAATAAATCTCCTTGAATTCGGTCAGTCCCTATTTTGTTGTCATCATATGTTTGGTGCCCCTGCATCTCTCCGTAATTTTCTTTCATTGGAGACATTTTAATCACGGCGGATGGAGTAAATAATCGATTATTATGGCAATTTGTATCAGGCTTAAATGTGGAGACATTCATTTGTTGGTTAAATACTTGGGTACCTCCTTGATTTGGACGGTTGTATATTGTTTGAGACTTTATTTCGTTATTATGTTGACCGTACGCCGAATCATACATCATTGTGCCGTGTTGATTTGCGCTTCCTCCAATATGCCCGATATTTTCGCAACTTGTACTATCTCTTTGGGTTGAATCTGGTTGAACGTAATTATTTACATATAGCCCCTCCTTCTGATTGTTTATGTAAAAATTCGGGCTGTACATCGTTGTTTCTTTAATGGTTGTATTTGTAATATCTTTCGTATTCAAAACATAATTACTTGGAACCTTTGTTTTCGCGCCTTGTCCGTAGACACGAATATTATTGACGTGTTCTTCCTTTCTAGAAGGTTTTAAAATATCCATTAATGGAGCAATCACCGCTCCAATTGCCCCACCAAAAGAACTTCGGATTGTTTCTGGCTGGGTTACCGTGCTTCGGTTATTTTCATAATTTGTATGACTTCTTAAATAATTTTCTCCGTCAGTGATTGGACCTTTTCCAATCGCATTGCTATGAGATACATCCGGGGTTTTTAATTCAATACGTTTGGATTGTTCGTATTCACTTGGAGTGTATCCAGCCGCCTGCCCCTGTTTTCCAGCAGGACCTGTATAATTCATTAACGGATTATTACGACGAATTATACCCATCTCTTGAATGGGTCGTTGAGTTTCTCCTTTCTCTGCGCCCGTGGTTGTAAACCATCTATCTTGCGTATTCATAAAAAATTTATCGGGTTTTTGTTTTTCTACCCTACCGATTAAACCTAAATTTTTCACTTGCGACCCAGCAGGACCTTCGTGATTGATTAAATTATACTCTAATTTTGGATTTGTATCCACGCGCAGCTCGTCCACCGTTTTAGGCAACCATAAATCTCTCGATTCCATTCCCGAATTGAACCCGTTAGACCCCTGTGTAGAAAACCCTTGATTCAATCCAGGACCCACTTGTATACTTTCAAAAGGTTTTACATTGTTTGATATAAGACCTGGCGTAACGCGGGATTGAAAAAAATCGCTGTTATTGGGTGCTCCGTGTGTATAATTGACACTATCTTCAGGCTTAAATAAAGGAGCTTGTTCCACCTTTTTAATGTGTTGCGACCCCGTCCCCGTCATCGTGTCTAAAATATTTTCTGCCATATCATTTTTATATGTATAACTTCGGGGTTTTCCTCCTACAAAGGGCACCATATTGTTATGTTTGAATGTTTGGTTATCCATATATTCGCCCGTTAAACTATATATTTGTGGCGGCTCATTCCCCACTTTTTTCCCTTCAACTACCTTTTTTTCATAATAAGATTGATTAAAGTATTTATCGGTCGCTACGTTTGGATTGGCATATTCGTTTATATTGTTAGATAGCTGTCGTTGGTTTACAACCGGATAATTTTGAATGGGTGTATCTGCGTTTGGCAATTTTTTGTTTTGATTTAAATTCGTAAAATTTTCCTTCCGTTTTTTAGATGATACAAATGAATCTTTATTGGACTGGTTTGAGATAACATAAAGACCACCTAATGCTATAATGGGTAATGCTAATTCCATAATATATATAATTTATATTTTATTTTAGGTGAATTCTTATTAATTCTTCAAACTACAATTCATATCATATTTATCCTTTTCAATAATACGGGTGTTTACATTCGCAAGAAACGGCATACACGTGTGTTCCTGAGGGTCTAACGGCGGATAATACCAATTCGCCTGCTCTAAATCCCGCGCAGTCCACGCGGGCATCATTGTTCTTGATTGGGAAGTCGTTAATTTGGTGGTCGATGGATAAGCGATTTTTTCGCTTTTTACATCATAATTTGTATAGTTATCCACAAATAAACAATCTCGATTTAACTTACGATTTACTCCTAAAAGATTACCTTCTAGATTTGTGGTGTTTGTTCTCATATTTGCTCCCCACTTTTGAATAATAATTTGCGGGTCTTCCACATAATATGGGGTTGAACTATTCCCGGGAACATTCATCACCCACCGCCCTACGTCGGTAGATTGTTGTAATTCTTTTTTAGTTCGTGCTTCATCATATTTAAAACGAGTAAATGCCATTATATAATACATTTATAAAGTATTTAAACCTAAAACGAAGTTTCTTTTAAATGGATATTTCTCTTTCTCCGCCGAAAATATGCTTAAATATGATTGTAAAGAATGAAGGTAAAATCATATGCAGAGCACTTAACGCGGTTTTATCGG